AACTTAAAGTAGATATACCTATTGCCACATTAAAATCAGCGTCTGTGAGAGCATCACCAGCAAGACCGCCGATAAGGGTGTTCTGGATTCCCGTGGTGATTGAAAGGCCAGCATTTTTACCAACAGCTACGTTGTAAGCCGATGTAGCGGTTGTAAAGTTTTGAGAAAACAAAGCATTCTGACCGATAGCAACATTATCTTTACCTAACGTATCTGCTGTAAGCGCAGACTTACCTACTACAACATTTCCAGAGCCTGATGTAAGCGCATCACCCGCAAGACCACCAATGAGAGTGTTCTCAACTCCCGTGGTGACTGCCCCACCTGCGTTATAGCCTATCCCTATGTTGTAAGAATCGACGCTCGTAGCAGTGTTGTGTGTACTAAGAGCGGCATATCCCAAGGCTACATTTCGATCACTAAGAATGTTAGTTGTTAAGGCTCGATGACCGATTGCCGTGTTTAAATCTGCGGTAGTTGCTGCACTGAGAGCAGCATAACCTACGGCTGTGTTTCCGTCTGATGAAGTAAGAGCGTCCCCTGCAACACCACCAATTAGGGTGTTCTGAACTCCCGTGGTGATTGCTTTACCCGCGCTATGTCCAACAGCCGTATTTAAAGAGTCAGTGGTAGTGGTAAAGTTTTGTGAGAGTAATGCTTCAAAACCAATAGCTACATTTCTATCGCCTAGCGTGTCTGCTGAAAGCGCGGATTTACCAATAGCGACATTACTATTGCCAGACGTTAAAGCATCGCCAGCAAGACCACCGATGATGGTGTTGTTAACTCCCGTGGTCATTGCAGTGCCAGCAGTATGACCTATCGCCACGTTGTTGCCGTCTATACCTGCATTTAGAACTTTAAGAGCAGCTTGCCCAATCGCAATATTTGCACCATTCCCATCTTCAGTCTTGAGCGCCTCATAACCTATTGCAATGTTACTGTCACCCGTAGTCAGAGCCGTACCCGCTTCATCGCCCACAACCACGTTGTAGTTGCCACCAGAGGTGATGGAGTTACCTGCGTTGACACCTGCTCTGAAGTTACTTGTTCCTGCTGTAGCTGTTTGAAGTGTACCACCTGTAGATCCAATTATTACATTGCCTGACCTATCAACCGTCATAGCCTCACTATAAGTGCCGTTTGTTTCTGCTGTATTGTCTGCTGTTACATTAAAGGATAAGCCTACACCACCAGCCGAATTACGCTCTGTTTGAATCTTAGCCCCGCCTGCTGTGCTGTCGCGTCTAAACTCTACTTTTGCATTGTAAAATGAGCCTGATAGCGGGTTAATAATTAGTATTCCATCAGTTGAAGCAGCACCGTCTACCTCTAGCCTAGCACTAGGCGAACTACTACCAATACCGACCCTATTATTCCCACCATCCACAAACAGCATATTAGCGTTGTCGTTTGATTCAACTCGGAAGTCTACGTCAGCACTTGCTTCGTTAAATACTGCCCCACCGTCTTGAGTTAAAGCACCATCAATGTCCACAACATCAAGGTTGGTGGTGCCATCAACATCTATATCGCCTGAGATGTCCAGAGAAGCCACTACAGCCGTACCTGTTAGCGTAGGTGCAGTTAATGATTTATTCGTAAGAGTCTGTGAGCCAGTAAGCGTTGCTACTGTACTATCAATAGCAAAGGTCACAGCGTTACCAGAGCCGCTTGTGTCTACACCAGTGCCTCCAGTAAACGTAAAAGTCTCTGAGTCTAGGTCTATGCTCAGTGCGCCACCAGAGTCTGCTTGGAAGTCTAAGTCTTCAGCAGTAATTTGTGCGTCTACATAGGCTTTGATGGACTGTTGCGAAGCAATACCTGTAGCACTGTTGGAAGACATATCGTCTTCATCAAGGAATGCTTTACCATCCAAGATGTTAAGCTCTGCTGCGGTGCTTGTTACACCATCTAAAATATTTAGTTCTGCTGCTGTTGCTGTGACACCATCTAAAATATTTAGTTCTGCTGCGGTGCTTGTTACACCATCTAAGATGTTAAGCTCTGCTGCTGTACTAGTTACGGCTGTGCCATTGATAGATAGAGCATCTGTCTCTAACGTACCATCAATATCAGCATCTCCAGAAATGTCAAGAGATCCTGCATCTAGTTCCCCGGTTAGGGTAATGTTACGGAAGCTGGCTACATCTTTATTAGCATCTGCTGTAACTACTTTACTAGCTACTACTACACCTACAGCAGCACCAGTGTCAGTGTAATTAAGTTCTGTTGTAGTGGCTGTAACGCCATCAAGAAGATTAATTTCTGCTGCGGTAGACGTTACACCGTCAAGAATGTTAAGTTCAGCAGCCGTGCTTGTAATCGCTGTACCGTTTAAGTTAATAGCATCAGTGTGTACTGTCCCATCAAAATAAGCATCTTTAAATTCTAGTGAAGATGTACCTAAGTCTACGTCTGCGTCAGTGACAGGAGCAATTACTCCATCGCCCATAGTAAACTGTGCGGTTCCAGCAGCGGTAAATGAAAGAGTATCTGCTGCACTAAAAAACAGTCCAGTATTGGTGTCTCCAGTATTTGTAATTGAAGGATCACCGGCAGAGCCATCAGGAAAAGAAACAACACCTGTAAATACAGGACTAGCTATGTTTGCTTTAGTTGCTGACGCTGTTGCAATATTGTCAAACTCTACATCAATCTCAGAGCCTTTAACAATCTTATTAGCATCTCCAGATACTAAAGAATCTTTAGCTGTAAAGTTAGTTGTCTTTGAATAATTTGTCATACTAATCTACCTATAAGTGCCTCAGTCTTTAGTTCTTGTATTGACAAAGACCTATTGTTAATTATTGCATCTACTCCAATAGTAGCTACTGTTCCTGAACCTGTTGATTTAACTTTAGCATTATCTACAATAATAGACGCGCTATATTCAGAGTCGGCTACATTATATTCAGCTATTCCATACTCAGCTATATTAGAGTTAGCAATAGTTATTGATTCTTTAGCGTATGCTTCTGTGTAATCATAACCCCAGTTTAAAACTAAAGTAGCTCCTTGCCCACCAATAACTTTAAATGATAATTCTTTTAGTATCTTTAGCCTTGATGGGTCGCCAAAAGATAAGGGCTGCGTATAGTACTTCATAGTGTACGGAGAAGTATCGTCTAAGTAGCCACTGTATTTATTGATACCTTTAACTGTCCCTAAATACAATGTACCATCAGACCCCCTAGCACCACAAAGAATTTTAGTAGCAGGCCATGTAGTAACACGATTACTTCCATCTTCTAATGTGCCTCGCATGTCAAAGCAAAAGACAAGAGAACTACTAGGAAAGAATAAAAGATAAAACGCATTCTCTGGGCTGTACGCTGATTTAATGTTTCCAGTTTCTGCACCTATATTAAAAATTATATCGTCACGTACATTCTTAGACACGTTACCAATAGGGTTTGACTTTTCTTGTATAGTTCTGCCCAAGCTACGCACACCTGAGTCCGACAAGAATATTAAATCTGTACCTGTGTCCTGTACACTGTCTCTAGCTACACAGCCAATACCTGTGATGACATCAGAAAGAACCATACTAGCAGGGGCAGAGGCTCCTGAGTACAAAAGAATACTTTGCTTACCGAAAATAACTAAAAAGTTGTTAAACTCTCTTATAGCTACAATTTCATCAAAACCTGTAGGCCATACTGTAGTTAGGTCTAAAGATCCTGCTGTACCTCCTGTCCAATCATCGCCATCAAGAGTGTCCGAAAAGAACAAAGTATATTTATTGTCTGTTACATCTCCTGCCCATATACGACCAAAAGCAGCGCAAGCCTCATTAGCGTCTGGGGCATTAGAAGATAAAACTCCTATAGTTCCTGCGCTTGTAGTGTACTCTAATGCGTCATGTCCTCTCTGAAAAAAATAAACATCACCGTTAAAGGAGACAATCTTCCAGTTATTAGCACTGATAGTCATGCTATTAGTAACATCAGTTAATGTAGTAGTGCCAGTAAATATTTTATTGTTACCTGTAGAGAATACAATAGTATTGCCATCTCGCTTAGTAAACTCAAAAACAGATTCTACTCCGACACTAGAGCCAAGAGGTGTAGTAGAGCTAGTAAGTTTATTTAAACCTTCTCTAGCACCAATCCTGCCGAACTTGTCCATAATAGCATTCTCTGCTATAGAAGCAAAGGAGGAGTCTTGATTTACAGGAGAGTCCTGAGTATTCAATCCACGAAACCCCGGCGCTCCTACATATATGCTTTTTCGTTCTTGAGCCATTAGGGTACTCTGTAGATAAATTCTTCAGGATTCTTGTAGGCATCTATTGCAACAGCATCTGACAAATGTCTGTCTGCAATCAAGAAGTAATCCTGCGCAGTAGTACCGCCTGTTTCACCACGTTCTCTAGCCAACAAAGCTACAGCATTGTGGATAATAGCGTTCTTAGGTAACACTGTAGTGTCTGTATCGTTAGATAGTTCAGCTTCTCTAGCAATTAAGTCAAAGCGCATAGAGTACACTGCATCAGGCTTAGGGTACACCTGTATCTTAGTGTCTTCATTGCCGTCTATACCACTGAACGTATAGGAGTCTGGAGTGCCTGTAACTTCACCAGAGATATAATATGCGTTATTAAACCAGTTAGGTGACTCATAGCGCATAAAAAAGTTTGATGTATCATTAATAGCACTGTATATTTTAACACGTTCTCCAGCGTTTGTCAAGCTATATTCTGTAGTGTCTGCTACCGTAGGGACAACAATAGTTGTTCGTAACGTAGACCAGTCATGTGAATCTTCTACAATACGTTTAGCATCATTTACAAAGTCTCCTACCATTTTAGAGTAAGCTGTGTTAGCTACAGCGGATACTTCGTCTTCACGTAGTCTACGAAGTACCTCATTGACTATTGTTAGATATTGTGTACTCATACTAAACCTTTAAATAACCCTTGTAGTGCAGGAGGTTGATAACTTTGATATTGTGGTGCTAACTCTAATAACTCAGGGGCTTGATATGTCTTTCTAAACTGATAGTCTTCAAACTCTGGTGGTGTGTATCCTCCAGTTCCTCCAGCGCCTCCACCGATGCCAGCAAGAAGACCTAAGCCTAATCCTGCGCCTAGCCCTGCTCCAGCGCCTTGGCCTCTGCCTGTGCCCAGCCCTTCGCCATATTTTGCTTCACCAAGAGCTTCTCCTGCCGCTACAGCTTCTCCGTACCTAGCTTCTCCTGCCGCTACAGCTTCTGCTAAAGCATCTGCTTGAGCTTGAGCATCTGCTGCCCTAGCAGCTTCAGCAGCGGCTGCATCTGCTTGAGCTTGTGCTTGTTGTTCTGCTAAACGTGCTTCCGCTGCTACTGCCCTAGCTTCTGCTTGAGCAATAGCTTCTTGTTCTGCTGCTGCTTTAGCTTCTGCGGCTGCTCTAGCTTCCGCTGCTTTTCTAGCTTCTTCAGCTAAACGAGCAGCCTCTGCCTCTCTAGCTGCTTGCCTTTGAGCCTCTGCTTGCCTTTGAGCCTCTGCTTGCCTTTGAGCCTCTGCTTGCCTTTGAGCCTCTGCTTGCCTTTGAGCCTCTGCTTGCCTTTGAGCCTCTGCTTGCCTTTGAGCCTCTGCCTGTGCTTCCGCTTCCGCTTCTACTTGTGCAGTAGTATCTTCAGCAGTAGTGTCCTCAAAGATGTCTGTAGGCTCTGTAGTTGTTACAGGTGTAGGTTCAGGAGTAGGAGCAGTAGTAGCCACGGGTGTAACTGGAGGAGCTACTGTAGGCCGTGGCGCACTAGTAGTACTAGGAGCACTAGAAGCACTAGGAGCACTAGGAGCACTAGAAGCACTAAAACTTGATGATGCTAGTGCAGATAATGTATTAGTTAAAAGTGCATTAGTAACTGATCCCGGTGCGGTTAACATAGGAGGTAGCACAGTGGGTGTTATAGTTGCACTAGGGGCAGAAGGAGCTACTACAGACGTTGCCGGTGCTGATGCTGCTGCACTAGACGCTCCTCCACCACCTCCGGGTGTTTGTGTTGGAGGCTGTGGTCTTACTGGTGTTGGTCTTTGCTCTGGAATTGGAGTATCGGGAAGAGTAAAATCTACTCTACTAGGAGTATACTCAAATGGCAAAGTTTCAGTTGCAGTACCTCCAAAAATATCAGGTGCAAATGATGGGCCAGTACTAGTTATGCCTTCTCTAATTAAATCTTGTCTTAAAGGTCTAGCTGCATTCATAAAACCTACAGTTTTTTGAAATGGAGTTAAACCTAAAGTATTGATACCTGCTATATCACCAGCACTGCTTAGGTAATTATACAAATCAGTATTGGACATAGCATTAAGACGATCTACGCCAATGTCTGCTATAACTCTATCTAAAACATCATAAGAAGCGGATAAATTATCTGCACCAGTTAGTGTACCAGTAACAGTGTCAACAACATCAGCAGGAACTATCTCTGGTAACTCAACACTTAGTTCTGGACTAACAGCCTGTAAAGTTTCTTCAGCTACGTTCTCTACACCTTCCTTAACTTTGTCAACTGCACCTTTAAGTAAAGAAGTACCGCCAGCTATTAACACAGAGTTAAGGATAGCGTCTTTATCTCCACCATACGCAGCCGTAGTAAATCCTGATACAGCGGCACTTGTTGCAGCAGCAGCAGCACCTGTAAGTCCTAGAGCAGCTCCTGCACCACCTGTAACAACGCTTGCGCCAATTTGAGAAACTGCTTTTAGAGCTTTTTGTAAATCTCTATCTTTTACTTCTAGTGTTCTAATCTCACCAAAAGTAAACGGGTCATATAGGTAAATAGAGCCATCTTCAGTAGTTCTAAAAGGTTTTACATCGTATGCGTTATACAGTGCTTTAATTTCAGGGTTCTGTATATATGCCTGTTCAACAGCATCTCTATAGTCTAACTTTTCTACTGTCTGTAAACGTGCTATCTCTGGAGCCATTAAAGGCTCAAGTCGAGATTGGAACTCTTTAATTTGAGCTAAAGAACTTGACGTATGTGCGGAAAGATTACCTTGAAACTCGCCTAGCTCTCTAGGAGCATAATCAGGCGTAGTAAAAGAACTAACGGTTGGTTTATCAGCTACACCACCACCTTCTGCATAACCTGTGTCTACAATTCCTTGATTTGCTAATGCTTCAGCAAGTGCTTGATTGTAACTTTGACCCACTGTATTTACATCAGATACTGTGGTTCCTTGACGTAGTGCGTCATAGTAAGTAGATAAATCAGCAGTTTGTCCTACAGATTGTACAGGCTGTTGGCTTGCTTTAGCAGCTACTTCCGCAGCAATCTCTGCCTTACGTATGTCTAATGGACTAGGATCAGCCGTTGTGTCTTGCATAAGATAAGACAAGCTAGAAGGATCAAAGTTAAAGCCGCCTAGACCAGACAAGTCAACATTAAAGTTACTAAAATCAAGATTTACAGCCATTAGCTACTTATTTCCTTGTCTTCTCAAATGAACGCATTGCGCCTAAACCTAACATGCCCATAAGGACAGGCATCATAGTCTCTAGTGGTACTAAAGGTATAATAATGTTTACTTCTGCTAAAGCCAATACAAAGTTAGAAAACGGGATTGTGATAAAGTTACCGAACATGCCCAGTCCGCATGTCCAGCCAATGAAAGGCCTCCAACCAGAAACAAATAAACTAGAGTGTCCTGCCTCTACTTTGTTTACTTCTAGCTGACCTTTAGCTAACTCTTGAGCATGACGCTCAGACATGGTAGCAATCTCATGAGCTAGAGCATTCTTTTGGTCTTTGTCCTCAATAAACTTATCAAGTAACCCTGATACTGGGCCAACCAAACTAGCTACTATGCTCATACTCAGCTACCTCAATAAAACTAGGGGCCACCGTAGCAGCCCCCAGCTAAATGGTTATTACTTAGGAACAACCAAAGTCAAACCTGACTCAGGACGCAGTACGGAAACGCCGTACAAAGTGTCTGAGGTAAACAGGTTAGCAAGAAACTCTTGCTTGTACTGAGTCTGAGAGCGCACACCCAGTTGCTCTGCCATTACAATTGCATCCTTCTGGAACAGCAGTGCGCCCAGAGAGTCTACAGCAGAAGCAGAGTTTGCACTAGCTGCTTCAACAACAGGACAGTTGGTGCTAACAAATACGTCAATGCCGTACAGTTGACCAATCTGACCATTGGTGACTTGGCCGTTGTTTACGAAGTCAGAGCTTACGTAACGGTCAATACCCATGATGGTGTTGCGTACTGAAGGAGGAATAACGAAGCAACGATCTTCCATAGGGACATCAGCGTCGTCTAGCTTCTGGATAATGCCACGGAAACCAGCGTCAGTGAATACATCAGCAGTGGTTACAGTGTCATCATCATACACAGTCAAGCCATTAGTAGCGTCTACAAAGAACGTACCGCCATTGTTGAGGTAAGTCGTAGAAGACGTACCAGCAGAGCCAAGGCCAGTAGCCAAGCTGTGCAGGTCGGTGTCAACTTGCTTCGCCAGAGCGTAGCCAGCATCTTCCGTGTAGAACTGACGCAGTGAGCTAAGAGCTTGTACGTCGGTGATGTCTTCAATCAAACGAGAGTACTCGAAGTGCTTATTGATTGAAATTTGTACTTCGCTTTCCGTAGCGTTCTGTACCGTTACAGCAGTATTCTCTGCTTTAGCGTGTGCATCACCACGGACAGGCTTAGGTACATGAATGGTGTCCCCTTTCTTACCAGCCATAGACATTTTCTTGACAAGGTTTGCCAAGACAAGGTTCTTTTGATATGCAGCAATAATCTCGTCACTCCAGATTTCTGGAATAAAAGTAGCTGCACTAGTGTTGTCAACGAACCCGCCAGTTGCGGGATATGTGGAATCAGTCATAATAAATATCTCTTTTTAAGGTTTGTTATCTAACCCTCTTTTCCTCATACGCCTTCATAATCTCTGGTTGTAGAGCAGCGTAACGGTCAGGGTCTGTTCTCATAAGGTTAATAATGTCTGCGCGTCTATAGATTTTCTTAGGTGCTGATTCAGTACTCCCACGGACATTGCCTGTGGAAGCTGCCTTAACTGCTTGTTTACGAGCTTGCTGCTCTACAGAAGCAGTTTGCTGTACAATACTCTGCCGCTCTTTCCATAAGCTAAATAGCTCGTCAGCGGCTTCATGATCGTACTGCTGGTCTGCTGCTACAAACAATCTAGTCCTAATATTAGAGGCTTTAATCCACTCAGCAAAGTTAGTGTCTTGCAAAATACTTTGCATGTCAGGGTGCTTACGTTGTAGCTCTGACATTGCAGTGCTTGCTTTATACTGCTTTGTAAGTTCTTCAGCTTCCTTAATCTTAGGATGATTTTGAATAGCCCTATCTACAGCCTTATCAGGGTCTGTAAACCAATCTACTTCTTCGACTTGTTGGGGTGCTTCTTGTTGATCTTGAGTGAGTTGAGTCTGGATATATGTATCAACAACTTTACGTAACTCACCTACTTCAGAACTTTGTCTACCCAATAGCTTCTCAGCTTCTTGGTGCATCTGTACAAGTTCTTCAGCAGACTTGTTTTTGTACTTGTCTGGTATTTCAGGTTCCTGTATTTCAGGAGTCTCCTGTTCTTCCTCTACATGTGAAAACATGTCTAATTGTTGTTCGTCTTGGTTATCCTGTTGACGCTCAGGTTCAATAATCTTAGCCATTATTAACTCCGTACCTTAGTATTGTGGAGATGTTTAGTATGAAGGTTCTCACAGATAAGTTTTACTTATTTAAGAGGTTTGCCTTCTCTCGTATGCCATGTGTTGTTCTCTCTTTTTAACCCATCTATCATGTGCATCAGGGAAGTCTCCACTAATGCCCTCTAGATTAGATCTTACTGGTGAGATAACACGTTTAGCGTCTAAGCCACAACTGCACCTAGAAGTTGTGACATCAGACTTTACTAAATCTTCAAACAGTTGTCCGCAAGGACATCTAAAGTCAAACAGCTTCATCTAGAGCTTCCTCAGTGTCTTCACCTGATTCTGCCTCTGCATGAGCGTTGTCGATCTGTGTTTCAAGATTTAGTATAGTTGCTAGGATAGCTAACTGTCCCTTACGGAAGTTCAAGTTATCGTTATCCGTAGTCAATTCTACTGAGTTGATCTGTCCAACATTACTTTGTAGGTCAGAGATTAACTGTTTCCAGCCTTCTGATCTAAACATAGCAAAGTAGTTGTTGAAATATGTTTCTAACTCTTGAGTCATTGTATTTTACCTTTGTTAAAGAATACTAAATGTACGTAAAGTACGTATATATTATATCATACTTTTTTGTATTTGTCAAGCGTTTTTTTAACTAAATGTTTGTATTACTATAGATAATGCACCTATTGCAATAGCGGCTCCTATTATGAATACAAGACTACCTATAGCTATTTGTTGCATTAGCTTATCTCTTTCTTTCTGCTTCTTAGCTAGCATCAGTAAATGTTTTTTACGAGCATGCTCCTGCTCAATTTTTGCTTTCCTAAAGCTATCTAACATTTCTGGATCTACCATAGCAAGAAGATCAGATACAGATTTCCAATGCCTTTCATAGCTTTTCTTAATCATGGTGAGCTTTAAAATTTCACTTTGACTAAGAGGTTTAAAGGTACTTGCCTTTCTTTCAAGTTCAAAGTTATTTAGAGCTTCTCCAAAATCAGAGATAGTTCCCATAAGCTGTTGCACACCAGACCCAGTTTCATTAGCCTTCTGGATTAAACCATTTATGGAACTTAGGATAGCACTGGCTGCTGCAACAGACTCAATAATCATAATTTTTAGTAGCTCTTACGGGTCTTCATTTTACGAGAGCCTGTAGTATTAGCCCTCATTGGCTTCTTTTTTTTCTTTCCACTAGTCGCTTTTTTACCGTAGTTCATTCCATAACCGGGCATATTACTTTCTCCTTGATTTTGCGCCGGAACATTTCCAACGCTTGCGTGATAAGTTATTAGGTGTATTAGGGTCATTCTGCTTCTTTTTAGGAAGACGTTTCTTGATACCTAGTGACCTAGCACAATAGCTGTCGCCTTTGCTAGTTCCCGGTTTTACCCTAGACCCACCACCTTTAGCTGGGCCTGCCTGCCCGTAAGATACTTTCTTACCGCTAGACGTTACTTTTACTTTAGCTTTACCTTTACGTGGGCTAGGCATTACGCCGCCTTCTTGTTCGGTAGTTTCTTAACATTCTGTGCCTCTAACTCTTTAATTTTAGCTTCTAGTTCAGCAAACTTTTTATTGACTTGATCTACTATTTGAGTTAGTTCTGTACGTGTTACGACCATCAAGTTATCCTTAACCGTTTTGCGGTGACGCAGCTGTGCTGCTTGGTTGTAATTGAAGGGGTTGCATGGGTTGCACTGGTTGCGGTGCTTGTTGTTGCCGAGGTTGATTCTTTAGGTCAATCTCTTTCTCTTTCAAGAATGTCTGAGCAATCTTCATACGACGCTCAAACTCCTTGTCCTCTTGGTCGCCTGCCTTTAAGTTAGCTGTGACTGCCTTAATCTGGTCAATCTGTAGCTCCTGTGGTGCAAGCTGTGTCTCTACAGCAATCTTCTGCGCTCTAGCTTCAGACTCTACTGCCTGACCGTTAAGTGCTGCTGTCTGTGACTGCTGGAAGGCCATCTGTGCCTGTGCAGCCGCTTGTTGCATCTGCTGCTGTTCAGGTGTGGGCTGCGATGCTTGCTCTGCCTGAGCTAACTTAGCCATTAGTTCTTCACGGTTAGACAGGTTCATGTTGTCAATAATTGACTGAATCAACGTGTTGTACAGTGGAGACTCTTGAGACATTGTCTGTAGTAACTGTACAAGCTGTGTTACTTCGTATTCACGGGCAATGATGCCTAGAGTAGATGTAGTGTTAAACTTGTAGTCCTTGACAGGGTAGTTCTCTGGATCAAACTGCATGTAACGACAAGCAGCCATCTTAACAAAAGGAATTAGGAAGGATTGCTGGAAGTTAATCAAGGTACGCTTGTGACGCTTAATAATTGCACCAAGGGACATACTGATACCAGCAGCCGTAGCGTCACCATTAATGCTGCCGGGAATACCAGCAGAGTCAATAGCACCTGTAGACATCTGAACCATCTTCTGTAGCTCTGCTGCTTGAGCAAAGGTAATTTGATTTACTTGGCCAAAGTTGAATGGGTTAATGACAGACTTAGGGTCGCCATTAGTTAACAAGATCTTGCCGGGGCGTACCTCTGGCCTAGAGCCTCTAGGAAGCCTTGTAGCGTCCATAGCCATCATTGGATGAACAGTTAAGGCTAAGGCATCAATACGCGCCCGTAGCTCTGTGTCAAGTGCCTTTTGGCTGTTGTAACCTTTCTCACATACACCACGGCCCCAGAACCTGCCGGGAACTACGTCCCAAGGAAATGCTATTACAGGACGATCCTGCATCATGTACGGGTTAGCTTCTGCTTTTAGTAGGATGCCTCCATTAGCGATAACCACAATAGCTTCCACGTAGTAGCTTGCATCTTGTTCATCGTTCTCTGGCTCCTCTACTTCAATATCAGCAATGTCTTCATCGTCTTCAAGCATTGCCTCCTTCTCACCAATCTCTAGCAAATAACGAGGTACAAGACCGTAGTACTTAGTTAGGCGTACCTTGTCTTCGTCGTAGCTTGTTAAGTCTTGATCTGGCTCTAAGTCATAGTCACTAGCCGCCTGACCTACGTACACGTCCCTGTAGACACCTTCTTCCTGTAGTTGTTGTACTTTGTGTCGTGGTACAAACTCGTCTACAGCGACCCCTACAGCGTCTTCAATGGTAGTTGCTACAGGATCAATTAAAAAATTCTGAGGTAGTACAGGGCGTAGCTTAACTACTGTACGGTCTGTGACGTTAACACCTACTGCCTGTAGCTGTCCGTCCATAATAGGCTGTGCAGCAGGAGCCATTTCTTTGACTTCCTCTAATACTATTTCAGCTATGCCAGTACCAAATACAGCACTATTTATAAGACATTCACCTACTTGCTTGCGTATTTGAGTTTTCTCAAAGTCTTCATGTAGCTTTTGTCGCAAATAAACGACATCCTGTGCTTCAGCGTCCCCAAGATCGTCGGTAATATCAAAATACTTACCACGACCGAAGGTTGCTTCCTCAATTTCTGCTACACTGGACTCTACAGCCTGTTGTAATGCAGGTGAAATAATACGTGAACGCTCACTTTTGCGCTCCATGTCCTCTGCTGCCCAGATTCCACGCCACAAACGATAAAATTCCTCATATCTTTCTGCATAATTAGACTCATAGTGATCTCTCCATGAGTCACACTTAGATATTACCCAGCTTTCTAGGTGATCGTCACTTGAAAGTACGTCGTTATCGCCATAATTCATAATTTTTACCTTGAACGTGAGCGTTTAGTTTTCTTTGCTATCTTTTTAGGCTGTGCTGAGTGTTGTTTACCAGCCTTGGTGTCTTTTCTTTTCTTTTTGGTGGTGGCTGCGTACTCTTTAGCTGATAAAGACTTAATTGCTTTCTCTGGTAAGTAGCGTTCCCCAGTGGCTTTAGAGCCTTGAGTGCTAGGCTTCCCTGACTTTGTACGCCACTTCTGCTTAGTCCAGTTTTTTAAGGACTTTTGTGATTTAGCTAAAGCCATTACTTAGCTCTCTTTTGTGCAGTCTTGCTTAGTTCTTTAAAATGATAGAGGCGTTGGCTGGTCTTGCCATGAGACTTATGCGTATGCAATTGTCCGTTTGGCATCTTGTGAGTGCTGCCTTTCCATTCCTTTCCTTCTTTCGTATAATGGGCTACACCTTTCATTATTTGTATCCTCCACCCTTAGCTTTGTATTCTTTTGCAAGCATCTGGGCTTTTCTCGCTGACCATTGTCCAGCTTTTCCACCTTTTGTACCTGCTTTGATTTTATTAAATAGGTTCTTACGCATAGTGGGCTTGGTGTAATTACCGGCTTCATTGACTCTTGACTTTGCCATGTTAATATCCTGTTACTGCGTCTAAGACCTCAAGATCATCAATCTCAAAGTCATATGAATAAGCTACTTTAGCTAATTGGTCTGTATAAGCAAAGGCATCCACAAGGTCATCGTGTGTTAATACATCTGGGAACTGAAACAACTGGTCTAAGAATCTACTGTTCCATTCACCTTTGCCTAAAGTAATCTGACCGTTCTCAAACCTGCCTTGTAAGGCCCACATAATTCTGTCTGTCTTTTTACGGTTGCCGTGGGTTAGCTCCTCTACAACAAAGAATCTACCACGCTGCTTCATCAAGTCCATCAAAGGTGACATTACAGCTTGTTTGGAGATGCCACGCTCAATTCCTACACTAATGGGCCTGTAGTCTCTAACAACTTCAAAGATTTTCCTAGCTGTCTCCGCTAAGTCCCATCTACCATGTATGATGTTTTCTAAGTGCCAACCATTTTCATTTACTTTTACAATAGCAATGGCTGATTCATCCAGCTTAGAATTCTTAGTTCTTTTTTTACTTACGTCCTCAAAGCCAGCTAAGTCAATGCTTATGTAGTAGTCACCTATCTCTGGTGTTTCACCAAATTGAACCCAGTCCTCTTTAAACATCTCTGAGCCTCTAGCTTCAAAGGATGCCATAAACTCTTGTCTAAAGGCATAGGAGGACATAGACTTTTTAGCTAGGTCAATTTCATCTGGGTCTAATAACTCATTGTCGTAGCTTGTAAAGTGCCATGCTGTATACGATTCATCGTCATCTAGCTCTGCGTACTTATACAGGTCGTAAAAGTGATTACGTCCCATAGGTGTACCAATGAACAATGCACCACCTTTTTGGTCAGCTAATGCAGGTCTAAGGATCTGCTCAAAGACCTCTGGCTTCATGTCAGCGTATTCGTCCATCACTAGGAACTTTAGTGATACACCACGCATAGTCTCTGGTCTATCGGCACCTTTGAGGCTAATGGTTGCCCCGTTGACCAGTTTAATCTGTAGGTTGTTAATGTGACTGGAAGATACTATAGGGTGCGCCAGCTCCAATAGTGTTTGCCACATGATGTCTCTGGCCTGTCCCTGTGTTGGAGCTACATAGAACACATGGCCTTTGTCTGCCTGTAGAGCATTGACTATCAACATCCATGCTGCTAGTCTGGACTTACCTGTACGTCTACCAGCAGCTACAATCTTAAATCTAGTATCATCTGACCAGACTTGCTTTTGCCAATCCAGTAGTTGTATGTTTAGTTCAGTCATAGAAGTATTTAACTACATATTCTTCTAAATCTTTCTCTTCATCACACTCATACTCAGCATCTAAATCAGGATCTCCGTCCCAGTTTAAATCTTCTTGCTGTGCTAAGGTTTTTTTGTAGTCTTTGTTAGTGCTTACTAACATTTAACTATACGTCCACATTACAGGTGTATCAGTAGCTCTAATGTCTACATGCACAAAACCCCCAGCTACACCAATACCAGTAAAGCCTAACTTAATAGCATTCTTTACTATAATGTACCTTTGTAGCCCAGAGGATACAGCTATGTCGGCTGCAATGCCTTGTGCATGTGTACCGGGTTGTTTTTTTCTTAATTCAATAGGATGGTCAGGTGATCTATAGCCGCTTGTAATTACAAAAGGAAAACCACAGTGTTCTCTAAGTTCATCTAGAGCAAAGATTAATTCATCTTCTATCTCATTCTCGCCTGTAGTTTTACATACAAACTCGTCTTTAGTAAAGTACTTAAACATCTGTATATTCACCCTCTATAGGATCTTTAGTAACATCAGTTTCAACAGTCCCTCCACCAATACCTGAGATTGTTATAGATACCGCAGATCTGCCACTAGCACTATCTTTCTCAAAGTAACTCAAGGGGAGCATACGATCCATAACTAGCTTCCAAGCTGCTGCCTGATTCTTATGGTCATCATTAAGTGCTGCATCAAATATACTATCTAGTACTCTACGAGACTTAGGACTAGCTAACATTCTAGCTTTGTATTCATTGATAATTGAAGCGTCCCCTTTAGGTCTACCTACCTTACCTCTAGTGCCATTAGTCTTCTTGACTATCTCACCTTTCTTAGGTCTACCTCGCTTACGCTTAGGAGGATCATCTTGATTATCCATAATGTATTTACCTTAACATTCTTTAAGATACCTATTTATTATAGCATACTTTTTTGTATTTGTCAAGTACTTTTTACTGTTATTTTCTTGACTAAGTCAAACTTTATGTTTTTCTTGTGTATACAAGAGGTTACTTAAGTTAGTAAACACTTACTTTTTTATTAATTAACTGTAGTTTTCTAATTTTCACTTTTAAGTACTGGAGTGCCTACTACAATAATCATCAGTAGCCACAGGTGCCCCCCGTACCCGATCTGTTAGCCCCATGCCCCAACAGTTAGACTTAGGCGCACCACAGACTACAACAGTTAGACTTAGGCGCACCATAGCGTAACGGTTAGACTTAGGTGCGCAATAGAGTACAACAGTTAGACTAAGGGGCCTATGGGTATACCCCACGTAGGCTAATGGTTAGCTTGAGAGGACTTGAGAATGCTAAAGAGTGAGTGTCTATATAGTAGCTCTAAGGTCTTCCCAAGTAGGCATAAGCACCCAATTGAATATAACCAAATGATCTAAGAAACTTCTTGTATTTGTGTTAGTGCTCCGGCATCATGGCTTCAAGTTAAACAAAACGAGACACAAGACATGAAACTAAACGAACGTAAAAGAGTAGCAGCCCTAGACCCTACATATGTTGCCAAGGTACGCGAAGCCTTAGACATCATCAAACACCCAATGAAGGTTTGTTTAAACCCCAATGGCATGTCAGACTCTGAAGCCAGAGCCATTGCAAAAGAGTTTGCAGCGTTATAATCTAGTGCTCTATAGATAGCCCTTGCATACAGGGGCTATCAGTGGCAGCATTAGCCAATCACAACACAACCAAAGAGGATCTAACAAAATGAGCGATACAACATATAACGGATGGTGCAACTTTGAGACATGGCAGGCTGCTCTGTGGCTGGACAACGACGGCACTCTGGACATGCTCAGGGACTATGACAACCTGACAGAGGAAGCCATCACAAGAGAATTGGAGAGCCTGCTGGACAACATACCGGCCAGCCTACTGGGTGACATAGTGACATCATGGCTTCACTGTGTCAGGGTTTCTGAGATCCTAGAACACGCAACGGAGGCATAGACGATAGTGCCCCATCAATGGCCCTTGCATACAGGGGTCATCAGTGGCAGCATTATTGTGTGGTTCGTCTGGTATGCGCCCTCGATGGCGTAGCCTTTGGCTGAGATAGTCCAGACTCGCGGCTCTACCTGACTAATTGAAGGATGGATAACCGCAAAGCGTCACACAAGCGCCCTGAGCATGGCGGTAAACTGCTTACTTAGATTTTACAACACAACAAAAGAAGGATAGAACCAATGAAACTACGACAGATAGCATCAAACCAGACAGAACTTAGCCTGCCTTGTGGCTCAGTTGTATTCTTTAGCTATGAAACACCAGTTGCAGCAATGCTCCCATCAGGGCGCTACATACGCACGGAGAAAAAATGGTCAGTAACTACCAGCAAGCACCTTAACAAGTGGCTAGCGGCTGTCTCTGATTGTGTGGAGTTAGTGCCTCAAAATGACCTGCACAACCTAGTTGGGGAGGCATAAAACCAGTGAGAGCAATAGCAACTAACAGCCTTGGAGATTTAGCAGTGGTTAAAACAGTTACCACACCGGGGGGAGCCTTTTACAATGTGAGGATCTACACAGACAAAGGCCCAGAATATCGGTTACAGATAGCCCACTCAGACGCAGACAGAAACTCAAGGGCAGAGCTTACCGAGGAGCAAATACTGGCCAATCACTTAGTGTCTTCTCTTGGTCGCTATGGATTCACAAAGGGAGACTTTAAAGCATGAGAAAAGACTTCACACAATCAAAACGAGAGGAACGCGAAGAACAACAGCAAGAGGATTTGATTTTTTCAGTGTTAAACAGGGCCAGCGTAGCGATTACAGCTATTTTAGGGTTTTATTTAATATGGTCTATGCTTCTTGGGTTGTCCTCATGATTGAGGCCATAAAAGCACAAGATAAGCGGTTGGAGATATTCCAGCAACCACAAAGATCTTTTGAGGAAACTAGAATAAAACCGTTATATCTGATTGAAAGGTTGACATATCAGCAAATAGCAGAGAAACTGGGAATCAGTAGAGACAGAGTACGCTATGTGATAAGGCATAGCGACTGGCGAAAAAAAACTAAAACAGGAAAGTAAACCATGGATTTATTCAACACACTAGGTCATGCCATCGGTGGCATAGACACAGCAAGAGAACGAGCAGACGCTAACGCAATTGAGGCACTACATGGCGAAGAACTAGAACTTAAAGAGTACGGCGTAACTGTAGAGTTAACAGTGTCAGCAGTTAACGAAAAGGAAGCTATATTATCTGCACAGTCTTTGCTGGAACGTGCCAACAGGCTATCAAAAATTATCTATGATATAGAGAGAGTGATTGAACTATGAAAACAAAACCATGTGTTACTTGTGGTACACTCAAGCGCATAGATTTAATGGTAAAAACCAATGAGGCGCTACAGTGCGTCTCATGCTATACAGGCAAACTATTAACCCGTAAGGATACAAAGAAATGATCTATAGACTACGAAAAGAAAAAACCCGCTACGGCCTCACAAGGGGCCGCTGTTACACTGGTGTGCACCTTGGCTTACGGTCATGGTATATACCACATGACAGGAAGCTGGCAAAGTTAAGAATAAACGACTGGAATGGACTGACGGAGGTGCGCAATGCCCAGATTTAAGTCAGACCCGCTGAGAATCACCATGAGCAAGGATTTGGCGCTACAGGCAAGAGATGTTCTGGCAGCGCAGGGAGTGCCGCTAACGGTCACACAGGCCGTCTCAGCGATGCTCCAGTTTGCTATTGATACTAAAACTAAATCCACTGCTGCTATGTCAGCTAATACTATTAATGAACAGGTGGTCAAATGAGCACAACATGTTGGAATGAAGATGTTACAGACAGTAACGAGCCTGATCCAGAACAGCAAAGACGCGACATGATAGTGCAAACCTTGAGTGAATACAGACTCAACATAATGGCCGTTAGCGAGATGTTAGCCATGTGCAGTGCTTACCTACATGATGACCTTGAAAATCGCTCTACGGGCGATTTAGAGGGCTTATATGCGCAATTGGTAGGCAATGAGTCACAGGAGATACATTAAATGCGGTGTAAAGCGTGCGACAAGCTGTTAGAAGACACAGACAAGCAGGATTTATGTCACCCTTGTAATGTAGAGTCTTTAAAGGCTCGATTCCCAGACCAAAAGGTTCAAGATAATGATGTCCAAGAATTGTATAACAAACTTTTGGAGGTGAGGAGGTTGACAGAAGGAAAATAATGATATACTAGTACTCTAAAGAGAACAAAGGTAAACATTATGTTAATCATTATGATATATCTTTAGTTTTCTTTAGTTAACTTAAGTAAACTTTAGAGGTAGATAACATGGCAGTAGTAAGTGGCAAAGCAGCATTCGCTCACTTGGACAGCACAGAGGTGTATAACGGACAGGACACAGGACGGTATACCCTAACTGTAACCTTGGACGATGACAATGCACAGATCTTGTCTGAACAAGGTGTAAAGCTGAAGGACTACAATGGAGACAAGCAACGCAAGTTTGCTAGTAAGTTCAACGTCAAGGTCATTGATGCTAACGATCAAGCCTTTGTGGGTAACATTCCTAGAGGTTCTGTGGTGCGCCTTAGCTACAAGACAGGTACTCCACACCCTGTACACGGTACACCCACCTACCTGAATGCTATCAGGGTGGTAGAAGTGGCCGAAGACAGCAGTGGGATAGATGCAGACCTATAAGCACCAGAAAGATGATCCCTTTGTAAGGCATGAGCCATGCCCTAAGTGTGGCTCTAGGGATGCACTGGCCCGCTATAGCAGCGGGTCGGCGCATTGCTTTGCATCAGGGTGTAATCATCACGAACAATCAAATGGCAATGTAGTAACACTACAGCCCCAACCAAGGAGGCCATTAGAAGACATGACAGCATCGGGAGTCATAGCAGCAATACCGGACAGAAGACTTAGCCAAGAGACGTGTAGAAAATACAACGTCATGGTGGAGTACAATGCAGCCGGTGAGATAGCAAAACACATTTACCCGTACTACAGCACTGACAGCGACGAACTAAAGGCCACTAAAGTTCGCCGTGTGAAGACTAAAGACTTCCACGCGACAGGCGACATGACCACTAATGTAGGTCTATTTGGTCAGCAAACGTGCAAGGGTAAGGGTAAGTACATAACCATCACAGAGGGCGAGGTAGACGCTCTCAGCGTGTCTGAAATGTTCGAGCGCAAGTGGGACGTAGTTTCATTGCGTAATGGTGCATCATCAGCGGCTAAAGAGATAAAAGAGAACCTAGACTTTCTTGAAGGCTACGATAACGTGGTTGTTTGCTTTGACACTGACAAGGCAGGCCAGCAGGCCGTGGACGACATCAAGGACTTGTTCTCACCGAGCAAGCTAAAGATAGTCAAGCTGCCCTTGAAGGACGCTAACGAGATGTTAGTAGCTAACAAGGTTAGAGACTTCACAAGTGCATGGTGGAATGCTAAGGTGTATCAACCTGACGGCATAATCCAAGGTAGCGATACATGGGATGCCTTAACTAACAAGATCAAGGTAAAGTCAATACCTTATCCTTGGCAGGGACTCAACACCTACACGAAGGGATTTAGACCATACGAGCTAGTGACGATAACGTCAGGGTCGGGCATGGGCAAGAGCCAGATGGTACGGGAGTTAGAGCACTACTTGCTCAGGGCAACTGAAGACAACATTGGAATCCTAGCATTGGAGGAAGATGTTGCTAGGACTGCACTGGGAATCATGTCAGTAGAAGCAGACTGTCCCTTGCACCTTGAGGAAGACCTTGATCCAGAACTAGCGTTCCCTTACTGGGAAGACACCCTAGGCACCGGCAGGTTCTATCTGTTCGATCACTGGGGTAGCACTAGTGAGGACAATCTACTAGCTAGGGTCAGGTACATGGCTAAGGCTTTGGACTGCAAGTGGATCATCCTAGACCACCTGTCTATCGTAGTATCCGCACAGGATAATGGCGATGAACGCAAGGCTATCGACGCTATTATGACCAAGCTAAGGTCACTGGTGCAGGAGCTAGGCGTAGGCTTGTTCCTTGTGTCACACCTAAAGCGTACCCAAGGCAAAGCGCATGAGGATGGTGGGCAGATTAGCCTAAGTGAATTAAGAGGTTCACAGGCTATCGCTCAGTTGTCTGATATGGTGATAGGCTTGGAGCGTGACCAGCAGGACGATAACCCTGAGAGGCGTAACACTACTACAGTGCGTGTGCTCAAGAATCGTTACTCTGGGCTAACTGGTGCATGTTGTTACCTGAAGTACGATAACTTTACTGGTAGAATGTCAGAGACTAGCAAGCCAAAGGAGGATGCAGTCAATGAGCTATAAGCCCATGTTCCTTGACATAGAAACTAATGGACTTGATCCTGATACCATCTGGGTAGCAGTGACCATGCAGGACGGTGAGATACAGGAGCACTATGACCGTGACAGCCTCTCTCAGGCTCTCTCAGGAGACTTCTCGGTAGTAGGGCATAACCTGATAGGCTTTGACCTACCAGTGCTGGACAAGTTATGGGGCATCACAGTGGATAAGCGTAGAGTCAGGGACACTTTAGTGTTATCAAGACTTGGCAATCCGCAGCGTGAAGGTGGCCATAAGTTAGCTAACTGGGGTGGTAAAGGCAACCATGATGATTGGTCATGCCTGTCAAGAGAGATGGTGGACTACTGTGTGCAGGATGTCCATGTGACAGCCAAGGCATACAACAAGCTAAAGCTAGAGCTACGTAAGTTCAAGCAAGAGTCTATTGACCTTGAGCATGAAGTACAGTGGATTATTCAGGAGCAGATAAGCAATGGATGGCTACTGGACTTACGACATGCTATGGACTTACTGGCTACCTTGAAAGAGCGCAAGCTAATAGTGGAGGACGAAGTACACAAGGTATTCAAGCCTAAGTGGGTGGACGTTAAACAGGTAGTGCCAAAGACCAAGAAGGACGGCAGCTTGTCTAAAGTGGGACTTACTGATGAAGAATACCAGAAGGTACAGAAGTCAGGAGATAGGACTCCCTTTGTGCGTAAAGCCTTGAGGCCATTTAACCTCGGCTCTCGGCAGCAGATAGGCGAGTACCTAATTGACTTTGGATGGAAGCCTTGCAAGCACACACCAACAGGTCAGCCTATAGTAGATGAAGCAGTACTGTCTACGGTCAAGGACATACCACAGGCAGCGTTGATCGCTGAGTACCTGATGTTACAAAAACGTGTAGCACAGGTTCAATCATGGGTAGATGGAGCTGACCCAGAGACAGATAGAGTTCATGGATATGTGAACACCAATGGTGCCGTCACTGGACGCATGACACACTCTAAACCTAATCTAGCTCAAGTACCGGCAGGATACTCACCGTATGGCAAAGAATGCCGACAGTGTTGGACTGCCAGAACTGGGTATAAACTTGTAGGGTTTGATGCCAGCGGATTAGAGCTACGCATGTTGGCCCATTATATGAACGATAAGGAGTATACAAATGAAGTCATTGGAGGAGACATCCATACAGCTAACCAGCGCCTTGCGGGGCTTGAATCAAGAGATCAGGCTAAGACTTTCATCTATGCACTCTTGTACGGAGCGGGAGACTCTAAACTTGGCACAGTGGCAGGAGGAGGCGCAAAAGATGGCAGAGTGCTTAGAGAACGATTTATGTGTAATCTCCCAGCATTTGCATCTCTTAAAGGACGAGTTGCACAAAAGGCAGCATGCGGTAGGCTCGATGGACTAGATGGTAGGCAGTTACATATCAGGTCAGAACATGCAGCCTTAAATACCCTACTCCAAAGTGCGGGCGCAATTGTGATGAAAAAAGCCTTGTGTTTGCTACAAGAGTATGCTATACTATGGGGGTTAGATTATTACTTTGTAGGAAATATCCATGATGAAGTACAAGCAGAAGTTAGAGAAGACCAAGCAGACAAGTACGGAAGACTCGCAGTCTCCTGCTTGGAAGCAGCAGGAATTGAACTTGGACTCAACTGTAAGCTCACAGGAGAGTACAAGGTTGGAAGCAGTTGGGCAGACACACACTAAAGATTGTATAAGGTGCGGAGTAGCCTTACAGATTGAAGTAAACTGGATAAGCAGTATGGCTATCCGACGTAAATATCTTTGTAATGATTGCAGATTAGACTGGAATAAAACTAGAATGTATGTCAATGGTAAATACATATCATTCAAACACCCCTTGTACAAGCCGGGAAAATACAAGTCCTTTGGGGATGCAGCCTTTGAGTCTTTAGACAACTACAAGACTGCAAAGCAAGGACAAGTGTACATAATGATAAGCCCTTCCTACAAACACTGGGTTAAAGTAGGCATGGCAGTGGACGCAGAGGACAGGCTAAAGCAGTTTCAGACAGGTAGCCCACACAGGGACTACAAACTTGTGTATACTAAAGACGTAGAAGACAGGCGCGAAGCTGAAAAAATAGCTCACAAAATATGTGAAGAATTTTGCATACGTAAGGGTGAGTGGTTTATGAATGCTCAGTTTAACAATGGCTATCTTGATTACTTTGTTAAACTGATAGATTATAAACTGAACGAAGCTCTTGCTAAGGAAGATAATGATGAAAACAACTAACACACTAATAGATGACATATATGATCTTGTAAAGTTCAAGTCTCCTGATCGCTCAGTGGACGCTGAACAAATCATAGATGATTTTGGTGAAGCCTGCAAGGATCTTATGCGTAAAGAGTTTACCCAACGTGGTAGGTTTGATGCACGTAAGCTACGCATGTCCAACATTGGTAAGACTGATAGGTTCCTTTGGAATCACTACAACAATGTAGGGCCAAAGGAGAAGATGCAGCCACATACACTTGTGAAGTTTATGTACGGTCATTTGATTGAGGAGATGCTGCTACTGTTTGTACGTCTAGCAGGCCATACAGTGACACATGAGCAAGCGCAGGCAACTGTAGAAGGTATCTCAGGTAGCATGGACTGTAAGATTGATGGTATAGTTACTGACGTTAAGTCTGCTAGTACCTACGGCTTCAAGAAGTTTAAAGATGCTACACTTGCATTTGATGACCCCTTTGGGTACATAGATCAAATCAAAGGGTACGCTAGGTCTGAGGGTGAGACAAAGGTAGGCTGGCTGGCTATGGACAAAGCCAATGGTCACTTGACTTACCTAAAGTATGACCTAGAGGACGAGCAGGCTCCTGTCTATGAGGTTCTAAAGAAAGACATAGAAGAACGCATTATCTATGTTAAAGAAATGGTACAGAAAAGAGAGCCGCCACCTTTATGCCATGATACAATTCCTGATGGAAAGTCCGGCAACAAGAAGCTGGCTATGGGCTGTTCCTATTGTCACTTTAAACATGCTTGTTATCCTGAACTACGTACCTTCCTGTACTCTACAGGGCCACGTTACTTGACGGAGGTGGCGAATGAGCCTAAAGTCCAAGAGATTACGTAAGCAAAGTATTTATAGGTCTGGCTTAGAAAAAAGATTTGCTAAGTCTGTACCTAAAAGTAGATACCTTTATGAGCCATATGATATACCATATGTGATGCACAGGAAGTACAAACCAGACTTTGTGGACAAGAAGACTGGAGACTATATTGAGACTAAGGGTTTCTTTAGAGCAGGAGATACACAGAAGTACACTTCAATACGTGACAGTATCAACCCTATCAAGTTAATCTTTGTCCTGTCAGATCCTAACAAGAAGGTTAGGAAAGGCTCCAAGATTACTATGGGCCAGTGGTGCCATAAAGAAGGCTTTGAATTTTACACAGTGGACGAGTATGTAGATCATGTCACTAACAATGGATGAAGTCAGAGAACGCGCCCTATCTAGGTACGATGCCGAAGACTTGTTGGAGGCCTTGGATATAACTTCTGAGGAACTGCTGGACAGGTTTGAAGATAAATTTATTAATCGTTTAACCTTCTTTGAAGAAGCTGTGGACGATGACACAGAACAAGAGGATATAGAAGAAGAAAATGAGCATTGATGACGCAACACCAGAGGAGTGGAACAAGATGGGTTTTAAAACTATTAAAGATGAAAGATCTAAAGCTACTGTTGCTTCACCTGTAGATTATACTCAGGGCGGTGTTTATTATAATGGAGTTCTGTTAAAAGGTGAGCCTGCTGAGAAAAATATGGTAGAAAGCTACGACGCTGTAAACAACCCGGCACACTATAATACTGGATCTATAGAATGTATAGACGCTATGGAAGCTATGCTTTCAGAGGAAGAATTTATAGGCTACTTGCGGGGTAACTCCTTCAAGTACAGGTGGAGAATGAGACATAAAGAAAGTGCAGTTAAAGACTTACAGAAGGCACAGTGGTATGAGAGAAAGCTACAGAATATTATAGAAGGAACAGATAATGATAAGTAAAGTAGGCAAGCAGGACTACTTAGGGATAGAGATTAACTATAGTAGGGAGGATGATCTTGATACTTTTTCTACTGAAACACTAAAAGATAGATACCTATGGGGAGAAGAAACCCATGCCCAAGAAGCATTCGCAAGAGCCTCAGTCTATGGTGCAACATATCAAGGAAATACTGACTTCGATCTTGCACAGCGCCTTTATAATTACTCAAGTAAGGGCTGGTTCGGCTTTAGCACTCCTATACTTAGCAACGGGGGTACAACCCGTGGGCTACCTATTAGCTGCTTTCTCAATTATGTTCCTGATTCAAGGCGTGGCCTATCTAATCACTATGACGAGAACATATGGTTGGCAAGTGGAGGTGGAGGCTTGGGTGGATATTGGGGCGATGTTAGAAGTAATGGCGTTTCAACTTCTAACGGTAGTCAGTCTACTGGCTCTATCCCTTTCATGCACGTAGTTGACAGTCAGATGCTGGCATTCAACCAAGGAGTAACTAGACGAGGATCATATGCCGCCTATATGGACATCAGCCACCCAGAGGTTGAAGAATTTATTGCCATGCGAAAGACTACTGGAGGTGATCTTAATAGAAAGTGTCTTAATCTACATAACGGCATCACTATTAACGATGACTTTCTCACAGCCATTAAAAATGATGCTCAGTGGCGTTTGATTGACCCTAAGTCTAAGCAGGCTATCAAGACTATCCCTGCTAGGGACTTGTGGTGGCAGCTAGTGCATACTAGAGCAGAGACAGGTGAACCCTACATTGTTAACCTAGACCGCTGTAACGAGGCTCTACCGCAGTTACAGAAGGACATAGGACTAGAGGTGCGCCAGAGTAACCTATGCTCTGAGATTACTTTACCGACCAGTGAGGAGCGTACAGCAGTGTGCTGCTTGTCTAGTGTTAATTTAGAATACTTTGATGAATGGAAGGATCACCCTATGTTCATTGCTGATCTAGTTACTATGCTAGACAACATCCTTGAACACTTTATTGATAACGCTGTACATGACCGTCCTTGTACAGAGGTTAGTACATTAGAGGAATTTGTTTCTTATGTTGAACAAAGTAAAGCAGGGTTTACAAAAGCCGCTTATAGTACATATAGAGAACGCGCAATCGGCCTTGGAGCGATGGGCTTTCATAGCTACCTACAACGTAATAGCATTCCTTTTGAAGGCATGTACGCCTCCTCCTTCAATAACAGAGCTTTTAAACATATCAAAGAGCAGGCCAATGAAGCAAGTGAATTTCTTGGGGGGCTACGTGGCGAAGCACCTGATATGGCTGGTAGTGGTATGCGTAATTCTCACCTTCTTGCTATTGCTCCTAATGCCTCTAGTAGTATTATCTGCGGTGGAACTTCTCCTTCAATTGAGCCAACAAGGGCTAATGTTTTTACGCACAAAACTCTCACAGGGTCATACAAAGTAAAGAATAAGTATCTGGAGGAACTGCTTGAAGACAGAGGAATTAACACAGAAAAAACTTGGAAAGATATTGCTGCTGCTGAAGGGTCTGTTAAAGACTTGGAAGGACTCACAGAAGAAGAAAAGGAGGTATTTAAAACAGCGATTGAACTTGACCAGCGTTGGGTCATCGAACACGCCTATCAAAGACAGAAGTACGTCTGCCAAGCGCAGTCAGTAAACCTGTTTTTTGAGCCACCCCCGGCCACTGCACCACAGGAGGTACACGATGAATATTTGGAATATGTTAATCATGTGCATTGGACAGGAGCTAACAAACTCAAATCTATGTATTACTTGCGAACTACAGCGGCTAGAAATACAGAGAATGTTAACATCAAGATACCAAGAATTAACCTCGAAGACGGAGAATGTTTAAGTTGTGAAGGATGATGCTGATGAAAAGTTTAATAACTTTTGTCTACAACAGTGGACAGAGTATGTGGAAAGAAAAAAAGAAAACCAAGAAGAACCTATGAGTTACAAAGTGTATCTTAAAAGATACAGAAACTCATTCAAGAGATTTTATGGAGTATGGGACAGTGCTAGACCAGAAGATTAAAGCCTTAGAGTTAATATATAGGGGTGATGTAGCTAAACAACTAGCAGAGATTCAGAACTATGTGGACAACCCAGTGGGCGTAGGTGAGCATGGTAACTTGATTGAGACTATGGATCAGCTTGTCGCTAAACTAGCTGAGTCTGAAGATAAACTAATAACACTGGAGAAGTATTTTATAAATGAGTAATGTAATTAACCTTATGCCTACACAGGCAACCGCTGATGAAGTCCTAGAGGACTGCAAGGGTGACTTTAATCACGTACTTGTTATTGGCTGGACGGAAGATGATGCTCTGATAGCTAAGGCTACAGAGTCTATGGACTTGAAGGAAACCGTCTACTTGATGGAAGTATTCAAGCAAGCAATAATTATGGCAGGACATGAAGTAGAATGAGTGACATAGAGATTAAAATGCTGCCACTGCCTTCTTTGTTCCTCATGGAAGCAGAGGTTCCTCAAAAGCATGTTGATAATCTAAATGTTTATTTAGACAATCTTTTAGAGGATGAAGAGCGTAAGTCAGCAGCAGGTACTCTTGTTGGTCAGATACAGCAGGGTGAGCAGCTAATGATGGATCACTTTGACCCTAAGCTAGAAGAGTTTAGGCTGTACACGCAGCACATGGCTGTACAGTACGTAAGTAACTTCTTTGGCATGACAGGTCAGCAGCTAGACGGTGACAGACAGATAGAGATTGATGAACTATGGTCTGTACATAGCTATGAAGGTGACTACAATCCAATACACGATCACGGTACTAAGACCATCATGGGTATTAGCTGTACTACGTGGACTAAAGTACCTGAACAGATAGTGAATCAACCAAGTACATCTAACTCTGAGTACAACCTGTATGGGGCTACAGGAGACTGTGACGGCTACCTAGCCTTTTGCTACGGTCAAAGCTCTACATGGGATAGAGAGCGCCTAAAGCCCACTCAGTGTGTTGTTATTAAGCCAGAGGTAGGTAAGATGTACTTCTTCCCCTCTTGGTTACAACATATGGTGTATCCTTTCAAGGGCGAGGGAGAACGCCGCACAGTAGCTGCTAACTTAAATGCTTTTCCAGTGGAGCAAAATATTGAGCGATGAATTAATACACCTTATAAGTCTATGGGCTATGAAGCGTGGTATAGTAAATAACAGTACCAGATTATAATGACATGGCGACTTGGAAACAAGCCAAAGTAGAACTAAACTTAACAGATAGACAGGAACAAAACTAATGAGCCTACTAGATACTAGAGATTACTACAAACCGTTTGACCATCCTTGGATGTTCGACTACTACTCACAACAGAATCAGATGCACTGGTTCCCAGAGGACGTACCTCTGCACAATGACGTAAAAGATTGGCAGACAATGACTACTGAAGAAAAGAACCTACTTACACAGATCTTTCGTCTGTTTACACAGTCTGATGTAGATGTTAGCTCTGGTTATGTAGACAGGTACATGAAGATCTTTAAAAAGCCTGAAGCACGTATGATGATGGGAGCCTTCAACAACATGGAGTCTATCCATCAACACGCCTACAGCCTGCTATTGGACACTGTAGGGATGCCAGAGGTGGAGTATAAGGCGTTTGCAGAGTATGAGGCTATGGCAGACAAGCATGAGTACATAGACTCTGTAAAGGTTACTAAGGGCGACAAGAGAAGCATAGCTAAAGCACTGGCTATCTACTCTGGCTTTACTGAGGGCTTACAGTTGTTCTCTAGCTTTATCATCCTGTTGAACTTCCCTCGCTTTGGCAAGATGAAGGGCATGGGGCAGATTATTACTTACAGCATCAGAGATGAATCACTGCATGTAGAGGCAATGACCAAGCTATTCAGGGAGTTTATACAAGAGAACATTGACCTGTGGACTGATGACTTCAAAGCTGAGATCTATCAGGCATGTCGTGAGATGGTTGACCTAGAGGATAGGTTCTTGGACTTGGTGTTTGAGCAAGGTGATATTACTGGTTTAACTAAAGAAGAAATGAAGCAGTACATTAGGTACATTGCTGATCGTAGGCTGTTACAGCTAGGACTCAAGCCTAACTATGAGGTTAAAGACAACCCACTAAACTGGCTTGATGATGTATTAGGTGTAGAGCATCAGAACTTCTTTGAAGGCAGAGCTACCACCTACATGAAGGCTGGACTACGTGGTGACGTAGGTAAGGTTAAGTTTGCTAATGTAGCTTGAGAAGACTGGGGGCGCAATGCCCCCTTTGTCTCTACATTCCAACAGCTTGTTGCTGCCTCTGTCCTCTAGTTACAATATCATCTTCTACATTTTGCTTGAAGGTTTCTCTAACTTCTTGTTTTTGTGCTAAAGTCATATCATCTATAGCTTCAGCCAGTAACTGGTTAGCAGCAAGAATCATTTGTTCTTCGTCTAAAAACTTTTTGTTTTCAAAAGCAATCAATCGGTTTACTGCTCTAGGGTTAGTAGCTATCTTAGCTAACACAACAGGTGTAAATAAAACTCCTAAACCACCAATACCCCCCAAAATACCTGCTCCGGTTACTCCCATACCAGTAGTGGCTAACTGAGCAAGTTGTCCTACAGACTGATACTCTTTAGATCTAACCATGATATTACCAATGTTAGAGTCTACTTTACTAGATGCTTCAGCCATTAGATTCATTACTTGTTTGACTCTAGGAGCATACTCCCCTAATGCAGCAGACATACGAGCAGCTTCGTCAGGTATCTCAAACTGTTTAGCTAAAGATGAATACTCGTCTATGTTAAACTGTTGAGGCCCACCTCCAGTAACTCTTGTTTGCCTTTGTAAAGTAGGGAATAAATTAGCTATGTATGCTTCTCTAATGTAATCTTTAGCTTGTGCTGGAGTCTTAAACTCAAGGTCAGATATTCTTTTACGGACTGCAGTAGCTCTTTCACCACCTACTCCCCTTAGTTTAGCTATATTGGCATAAGATTCATCTAGGCTTTTCATAAACGCTTGAATCTGACTAGATGAATATTCACCTTTAGCTAACAAAGCACCTAACTGCTTAAAATTACCTTCTGAGGCATTAGCTAGAATACTGCTATTTATTTTAGGAGCAATAGCTTGCAACCCTTCTCTATAAGATTTTTTTATTGAAGCATATTCTGCTGCTACTTTAGGGTCTGTTCTTTGTAAAGATCGCTGTATTGCACCTCTTACATTTTTGGATAGTTTGGTTAGTTCAGCAGCCCTTGACCTCATTTGGTTAGTTGCGTTAAAACCACCTAAGTCAGATATTTCTCTGTTTAACATCCTGTCTAAAGTAAATAGTTCAGTAGCCTTCATCTGACCATCTTTAGCAGTATCTAAAGACTGTTTATAAGTTTTTATTAAGTTTTGAGTTTGAGGCGCAAGTTCATTAAACACTTCTCCTTGTTTAGACTGCATAAACTTGGTAAAAGATGCTTTTAATGGCCCTATTTTTACTCTTTTGTCGCCTAAATCTTGAGATACTTTTTTAATTCCTTCATTGTATAGCACAGACAAAGTAGACCTTCCTGTTTCTACTACTTTAGCTGCTTCTGATGCAAGAGTTTCAGGACTAGAATATATACTAGGTCTACTAAACAAATTACTAAGCTCATTCTCAGCAGCCATGCTTACTCTATCTGTGTTTGTTTTCATTACAGAACTAGAAATTAAGCCGATGTTTGATATAGCTTCACCTAAAGTAGCTAAAGCTCCAGCGTTACCTGTTTGAGTCCTAGTAAGTGTACCTCCTGTCTCTTGAGCAATCGCTTGAGAAGCTGCAAGGGACTCAGGAGAACCTGCTTGTAGTCCTGTTTTAGCAGCTTGTGCCGCTAATTCACTAGTAGCTGCTTGTTTAAGTAACGGCTGTAGGTAAAGATCTTTAGCATCCATAGCTGCTTCTTTTACAAACATCTCAGCAGCTTCATTAGCTGTCATGCCAAGTGTTTTAGCAGTCATTATAAAAGGTTTAATTTTAGAGCCAATGCCTAAAGTAGCTATATCAAGTCCGCCTGACAGTATTGCTTTATCAAAAGCATCTTGCCAATCAGGGTCTTCTCCTTCCATGTAGTCAGAAGCAACAGCACCTCCTGCTGTACCTAACATACCGCCAGCTACGCCTCCAATTAGAGCGCCTACTGGCCCTGCAACGGCAAACCCCGCCCCTGCGCCTGCCAACGAGCCAGCGATGCCTCCGGGTAAATCTAAATTAGCCCCAAGGAAGTCTCCAGTTTGACCAACAAGACCCATTGCTTGTGACGTTAATCCCGGCCCTTCAAAGTCTTCTCTTGTAGCTTTGCCTGTGTATACAGCAAACTCTATGATCTCCTCAATAGAAGTACCTTCAGGAACTTGTATAGTGTTACCGTTAGGTAAAGGCACTGTTTCAAATTTCTCAGCCATTAGTTTCCTCGTCTTCTATTAGCCATTTGACCGCCCTGCCTGCTCTGCCTGCTCTGCTGAAAAAGCTCCCAATCATTTTTAGGATCTTCTGAAGAATCTCCGTTATTTGGCTGTTGTCCAGTATCAATAGCAACTATATCGTCTGGTCTTCCTTTGTAGCCTTGTTTATAATCTTCATTGACATAGTTAAACCAAGATACAGAGTCCCACTTTTTACCTTTTGCTTTTTGCTCAGTGTAGTATTCTGCTCTTTGTCTAGCTCTTTCCAAAATATCTCTAGAGTCTTGAATCAAAGCTCTGTTAATGTCCGTAGATTGTTCTAAGTTGGCTAAGTTTTGTATCAAGTAAGCTCTTTCACCTTCACTAATAGCACCCTTAAAATTGTCTAACGCTTTTAACAAAATATCTGCTGTTGCTTTGTTAAACCTACCTATATCTGCTGTCTCTACGCCTAGTATTTGTTTACCTCTGGACAACAAAGCACTTAACTTACCACTATTAAAATCAGGATCATTAACAATATCTAAAACTTGGTCTAATTGGGGTAACTCACTTGCTGCTGCCAAACCTGCGTTAAGAATACTTCCTTCTGTTTCAGCAAACAGTTTTCCTGCTTCTGCACCATAAGCCTGAGCTTCAGCTTCTTGTCTAGCTAACTCAACTTGCTCTTGCATAGTAAAGCCTCCTTCAGTTGGAGACAGTTTACCTACTGGGTTTTCTGGGGCATCTCCTAAAGGTTGTATTTCAAAAGTTGCAACACCTTTTTCATCTACAGCCATTACCCTAGCGTAGTTATTACCTTTAGTATCTCTTAAATACTGTGTTTGTGAACCAACAACTTTAGGCGTAGCTAGCTTTGCTTTGTCTGCTTCTTGCGCCTTAATGTTCTCAAGCACATTAGCATACTTAGCTGCGTTAGTAGTATCTCCAGCACGTACAGCAGACTGTAGCTGTATCTCTACAATCTTACGTAGTCTTTCAGGGTCATCTTGACCAATCTGAGACATAGCCTGTGTAGCTACTTCACCCGGAGTCCTCATGTCCATCCCAAGCAAACCACCAATGTTTCTAGCAGCTTGTTGTGCAAAGGGACTCATAGGTTGTCCAGCGCCTGTCAGCAAGCCTGAAGTACCTTGAGTAGGTGAAACCTTGTAGCGATCAAATGCGCCTATTCTATCTAAAAGTCCCATGTGTCTTCCTTATGTAAACAAGTCAACAATGGCATTGCCAATGTTACCTATACTGCTAAACAAACCAGTGTTTGTAGCTTGTTGCCCTGCCGCTTGCTGCTGACTAGCTTGAGCGCCTAAGAGTGTAGAGTAAAGATCACGTAGGTTCTGGCTACGTACAGTCTCTGCTTGTAGTATGTCCTCTAGTCCACTAATACCTGCTTGAGTCATATAACCAGCGCCCTGTCGCTGACCTGTGCCAGCAATATTAGCCAAGTTAACAGCAGGATTAAGGGCACCTAATAATTGTTGCTCAGGTAAGTATTGTAACCCTAAAGCAGAACCAATGTTGCCTAATTGTGCGCCTTGTAGCGAAGCAGGCAGTGCAGCAGCACCGGAGCCTAGTCCAAAGAGTCCCTGTGCAAGCCCTAGCTGTTGCTGTTGTTCTGCCTGTGCTTGCCCTAATGCACTTAAAGCTGCCCTATTTTTAGCTTCCTCTTGTGCCTGTGCTAAAGCAAACTGCTCTGGAGAGCCGCCAAACTGTGCTGTACGTAGCCCCAGCCGCCCCTGTGACAATAACTGATCTTGCAAAGCTAGACGTTCTCGTTCTTCACCGGGACGCTGTACAGCTCTAATGCGCTCATAGACATCAGCTTCTCTCTGTGCCATAGGAGCCATAGTCCCTGTTAGGAAGCCTCCTACGCCCCCTAGAGCCTGCTGTTGAATACCTGATACATCGGGCATACCTTCATCCATACTACCTAATAAGCCCCCTGTGAGAGCTTGTAGCTGCTGTTGTTGTGCAGCTTGTGCAGGAGACAATGAAGTAGTAAAGCCACCTTCAGGTGTTGCCTGTACACCACCAAAGCCTGTGGACACTGTAAACGGCCTAAAGGCACTAGCAGCTTGTGCTTCTCTACCTATCCTAGCTTGCTCTGCTGCTGACTTTTGTGCAATGTCAGTAATCTTGTTAAGTTCATCAATGCTCATACCAGCACCAATCAACTGACCACCTGTGCCACCAAGAAAGCCGCCTATGGCATCCCCAAGGTTTCCAAGATTATTAAGAAAGCCTCCAGTGCTTGGGCCTGCTGGGGACATTTGACCTTGTAAAGGGGCGTTGACAGCACTTGCAGCAAGACTCTGTCCAATACTTGGAGAAACACCTCCAGTAACAGGAGACTGCATAACAGGCTGTTGGTTTCCAAATAAATTAACTGACATCTTTATATTCTCTTTATACTATTACTGTTGTTATTACAGAAGCTGCCCCTGTTACTACAACAGTAACAACAAGCCAAGCAAGACGCTCCCACTTGCGAGCATGGGCTGTCGCCATTTCTCTAAGCTGCCGTAGCTCTGCTGTAGCTTCACCCCACCGCTCACCACATTCTTTCTCGTGTTGAGCAATCTTTTCTAGTGCTTCTAAAGCTAAGTCAAGTGTTTGCGTTTGCTCTTGTTTCATTAGTCCTTAGCCTTACCTACATTAATTGCAATAATGTCAAGTAGCTTGTATGCTTTAGCGACTAGAGCATCATCTTTAGGTGTTTCTGTAACTGCTGCAATGGCTGACGCTAGAGCAACTAAAGCAGTGATAATGTTAAAAGCATCAATTACGTATGGCATATTATCCCTCTGGGTCATAGGTGTTAGCGGCTGTAACAGCAGAGTCAATGGCGCTGAAGTCTTCTGACCCCCAATCGCCTAGCGCCTTGCCATACTCTAGGTATCCAGAGCTACGCAAAACCTTCTCTTGCTTTTCAGCATTCGTCATGTCGTTATAGAACTCGTTGTCTGCGTCAAGCACACTAGTGATGACATTCGCGCCATCTAACATGGCTTGGTACATCTTGGCTTTTTCTTCGTCGGTACGGGCTACTGCTTCTTCAGACATGATGTCCTCCTTATGATTCTAATGCTTCAATACGAGCAGTTAGTGCTGTGATAATTGCGTCTTGATCTTTGATGGCTTTAACAAGGATTGGTACAAACTTTTCGTACCGCAAACCATACTGTTTTCCGTCACCAGATAGCGACACAGTCAAGTTTTTCTTATCTGCAATCTTGTAGCCAGCAGCTTCTTCAAGCGCCTGTACGGATTGTGCCTTGAAACCAATGTCCATCCAGTCTTCTTTATGAGTACCGTCTGGCGTCTGAGCGTTTAGGTCATAATCTTCCGCAGATTTATCGCCGTATTTTGAACGCTTGTCCCAGTAGTACGTCACAGGCTCTAACGCTTTTACAAAGTTTAAGCCAAGGTCTAGGTCAACGAAGTCAGTTTTGTCGCGCTCGTCAGAAGCAACGGTTAGAGCTACTTGGCAGTTAAAAGTTGCTATGCTTTCATCGCCCAAAGAAATGATATTACTACTTGTTGTGATGTTACCGCCGGGGCTTCCTGTGATGCCTGCGTCATGCCCTAAAAGAAGGTTGTTAGAGCCGGAGGTCAGAGAGTCACCAGCCAAAAACCCTATTGCAGTGTTGTCGTTCCCAGTAACAATGCCTGCGCTTGCGGCAGACCTGCCAACGAAAGTGTTGTTACTTCCAGTAGTCATTGCATCGCCAGCTAAAGCGCCAACGATGGTGTTGCTAACGCCCGTGGTGACTGCCGTGCCTGCTTGAAAGCCCACGGCGGTGTTGTGCATATTTGCCGCTGTAGCAGGGTTTTGAACTAATAAAGCACCTTCGCCTACGGCTACCGATCTACTACCTAACTGGTTTGTACCTAAAGCCCCAGTGCCAACGGCGACGTTAAAATCGGCGTCAGTTATAGCATCTCCTGCAAGACCGCCAACTAATACGTTGTTGACTCCCGTGGTGACTGACAAACCTGCTAAAGCGCCTACAGCAGTATTGTAAGAGTTTGTGGAAGTTGTAAAGTTTTGGGTTTCTAAAGCGGCATAACCTATTGCTACGTTTCTGTTTCCTTTAGTATCTG